CGTGGACATTGATCCAGCACGACGACACCGTGGTTATCGCCACCGAGTCACTGCGTGCCACCGTTCACCAGCCGCTGTGGCTGGAGTGGCACTATCGTAACAACGAAGGCGAATGGCTGCCGTTGGTGAATGACCGCCCGACCAGCGCTTATCTGCTGAATGCCCACGGCGATGGCGTGGCACACTATCAGAGCCGTCGTAAAGATGAACGCTTTTATGGCCTCGGAGATAAAGCCGGCGACCTGCAACGCAACGGTAAACGTTACGAGATGCGTAACCTCGACGCGATGGGCTACAACGCCGTTAGTACTGACCCGCTGTACAAACACATTCCATTCACCATCACCCGCCGCGATGACATTAGCTTCGGCCTGTTTTATGACAACCTCAGCAGCTGCTGGCTGGATCTGGGCAACGAGATCGACAACTACCACACCGCCTATCGCCGCTGGCAGGCGGAAGCGGGTGATATCGACTACTACCTGTTTACCGGCGAACGCGTACTTGATATCACCAAAGCCTTCGTACGCCTGACCGGCAAAACCCTGTTCGGACCGAAATGGAGCCTGGGCTACAGCGGTTCAACTATGCACTACACCGATGCGCCGGACGCACAAAATCAGTTGATGAACTTTATCCGCCTGTGTGAAGAACATGCGATTCCCTGCGATTCGTTCCAGCTCTCTTCCGGTTATACCTCAATTAACGGCAAGCGCTATGTGTTCAACTGGAATTACGACAAAGTGCCGCAGCCGAAAGTGATGAGCCAGGCATTTCACAATGCTGGTTTGCACCTGGCCGCCAATATCAAGCCGTGCCTGTTGCAGGATCACCCACGCTATAACGAAGTGGCAGAAAGAGGACTGTTCATCCGTGATTCAGAAACAGATGAACCAGAACGTTCCAGCTTCTGGGATGACGAAGGTTCTAACCTCGACTTTACTAATCCGCAGACCATCCAGTGGTGGCAGGAAGGCGTGACCACACAGCTTCTGGAGATGGGTATCGACTCCACCTGGAACGACAACAACGAATTCGAAGTATGGGACGGTGAAGCACGCTGTCACGGCTTTGGTCAGACGATCGCGATCAAACATATTCGCCCGGTGATGCCACTGCTGATGATGCGAGCCTCGATGGAAGCCCAGCAACGTTTCGCTCCGGAAAAACGTCCGTACTTGATCTCCCGCTCCGGCTGCGCGGGAATGCAGCGCTATGTGCAGACCTGGAGCGGCGATAACCGCACTAGCTGGGACACTCTGCGCTACAACACCCGCATGGGTCTGGGGATGAGCCTCTCCGGGCTGTATAACCTCGGTCACGACGTCGGCGGTTTCTCCGGTGATAAGCCGGACCCGGAACTGTTTGTACGCTGGGTACAAAACGGCGTGATGCATCCGCGCTTTACGATTCACTCGTGGAACGATGACCATACCGTAAACGAACCGTGGATGTATCCGGGCGTCACTCCGGCGATCCGCAGCGCTATTGAGTTGCGCTATCGCCTGCTGCCCTACTTTTATACCCTGATGTGGCAGGCATACGCCGATGATGAACCAATGCTGCGTCCGACTTTCCTTGACCACGAGCACGACGTTCAGACTTTTGAAGAGTGTGATGACTTCCTGCTTGGTCGCGATATTTTGGTTGCCAGCGTCGTAGAGCAAGGCGAGCGCCAGCGCCGTGTATGGCTGCCAGATAACGAAACTGGCTGGTACGATTTCTACAACGGCGAATGGTTCAGTGGCGGTCAGTGGATCACCCTCGACGCACCGCTGGAGAAACTGCCGCTGATGGTGCGTGCCGGGGCTGGTCTACCGCTCAGCAAACGCATCACCTATGTGAGCGCAGAACAAGACGATACCCGCGAACTGAAACTGTTCCCGCTGAAAGGTGTGGGCACAACGTCCGGCCTGCTGTTTGAAGACGATGGCGAAAGCTGGGGCTACCAAACTGGTAATGCGCTTTGGGTGGAATGGGAAATGGTTTGCGATGGGGCGACCATCAACCTGAAAGTCAACGCGCGCGGGGATTATCGACCTGCATGGAGTGCACTGAAAGTGTCATTACCAGTGGAAGAAAAACGCACGCTGCTGGTCAATGGTGTTGAAGGGAGTGAATGGATGCGTTAAATCATTACCGGGGCCGGGAGGCGACTGCGCCTTACCCGGTCCAGCCATCGAATCCTTTACCTCAGTATTTCACGCTGCAGGAAGGCAGCAAACCTGTAAACCCCGGGAGCTTAAATAAGTAAGTGACCGGGGTGAACAGGTGAAGCCAATGCATCTGCCGCATGAAAGACGGCGGGAAATTAACCGTCGATCCCTTTACTACGCAGGTAATCTTCGTAATTACCGCTAAAGTCGATCACGCGTTCCGGGGTGATTTCCAGAATTCGGGTCGCCAGGGAGCTTACAAACTCACGGTCGTGAGACACAAAGATCAGCGTGCCCTGATACAGTTCCAGCGCCATGTTCAGCGACTCAATAGATTCCATATCCAGGTGGTTGGTCGGTTCGTCCATGATCAGAATGTTCGGCTTCTGCATCATTAACTTACCAAACAGCATCCGCCCTTTTTCTCCACCGGAAAGCACTTTCGCTGGCTTTTTGATGTCGTCCTGGCTGAACAGCAAACGACCGAGAATGCTGCGTACCGCCTGCTCATCATCGCCTTCCTGCTTCCACTGGCTCATCCATTCGAACACGGTCAGATCATTTTCAAACTCATATTCGTGGTCCTGGGCGTAGTAACCAATGCGTGCGTTTTCAGACCATTTTACGGTGCCGCTGTCCGGTTGCAGATCGCCCACCAGCGTTTTCAGCAGCGTTGATTTACCGACGCCGTTGGTACCCAGTACAGCCAGTTTTTCACCCACTTCCAGCAGCAGGTTGAGATTTTTAAACAGTGGACCGTTATCAAACCCTTTGGTCAGACCTTCCACTTCCAGCGCGTTACGGAACAGTTTCTTATCCTGTTCAAAACGGATGAACGGGTTCTGACGGCTGGAGGCTTTCACCTCTTCCAGTTTGATTTTATCAATCTGGCGCGCGCGCGAAGTTGCCTGGCGAGATTTCGAGGCGTTGGCGCTAAAGCGGCTAACGAAAGATTGCAGCTCAGCAATCTGCGCTTTCTTCTTGGCGTTATCAGCCAGCAGACGCTCACGCGCCTGGGTCGCCGCCGTCATGTACTCATCGTAGTTACCTGGATAAACGCGCAGCTCGCCGTAATCCAGATCCGCCATGTGGGTACAAACCATGTTAAGGAAGTGACGGTCGTGCGAGATGATGATCATGGTGCTGTCACGCTCGTTCAGCACCTGTTCCAGCCAACGAATGGTGTCGATGTCGAGGTTGTTGGTCGGTTCGTCGAGCAGGAGAATGTCTGGATCAGCAAACAGCGCCTGCGCCAGCAGCACACGCAGCTTCCAGCCAGGAGCAACTTCACTCATCGGGCCGTAGTGCTGTTCCACTGGAATTCCCACGCCAAGCAACAGTTCACCGGCGCGAGCTTCCGCAGAGTAACCGTCCATTTCGCCGTATTTCACTTCCAGATCGGCCACTTTATAGCCGTCTTCTTCACTCATTTCCGGCAAAGCATAGATGCGGTCACGCTCCTGTTTCACTTCCCACAACTCTTTATGCCCCATGATCACCGTATCCAACACAGTGAACTCTTCAAAGGCAAACTGATCCTGACGCAGCTTACCAATGCGCTCGTTGGGATCGAGGGAAACGTTACCCAACGTCGGCTCTAAGTCGCCGCCGAGGATCTTCATAAAGGTGGATTTACCACTACCGTTCGCGCCAATCAGGCCGTAACGGTTGCCGCCGCCAAATTTGACGGAAATGTTTTCAAACAACGGCTTACTGCCGAACTGCATGGTGATATTGTTGCTAAGGAGCAAAATTGATACTCTCTGCTAAGTGATTGAAAAGGTAAGACTATGCAAAAGCAAAACGGGTTAGCTTACAGTTACATACGTTTTTCTAGCAAGAAACAAGAACAAGGCGACTCAGTACGCAGACAAACAGAACTTGCTGAAAAATACGCTCATGAAAACAATCTTACCCTATCTGAGAAAAACTTTCAGGACTTGGGGATCTCAGCGTTCAAAGAGGGCAATCGTCCTTCTCTCGGTGACATGCTTTCAGCCATCGAGCAAGGAGCTATTGAATCGGGGTCAACGATTATCATAGAGAGTCTTGACCGTTTGAGTCGTCGTGGTATCGATGTGACTCAACAGATAATCAAGAGTATCTTACAGCATAACGTTTTCATTGCTTCGCTAGTCGATGGTCTGTTACTCAATAGAGAATCAGTTAACGACCTTGTAAGCGTGATTAGAATCGCTCTGGCTGCTGACCTTGCGCATAAAGAATCCGAAAAGAAATCTCAACGTCTACGCGAGACAAAAGGACAACAGAGAAAAGCCGCTCTTGAGGGTAAAGTTATTAACAAAATATTGCCTTTCTGGTTATCTCGCGAGAAAGACCAGTTTGTTTTCTCTGACAGACTCGACGCAGTGAAAAGAATTATCGAACTCAAACGAAAAGGACTTGGAACAAATAAAATAGCCAAAACATTAAACGATGAAGGATTTAAGCCTTTACGCTCTGCTGGTTGGAATCATACGACTGTAGGAAAAACTATTAGTTCAGTTGCGTTATACGGTGCTTATCAAACAACAGAAACGACGAAAGACAGAAAAGTTATTCTGTTAGATATTATCGAAAATTATTATCCTGCTGTTATAAGCAAAGAAGACTGGATGTTATTGCAATCTGACGCGAAACAGAATAAACCGGGATACAAGTCAGAACAAAACGCTTTCACTGGATTAATCAAGCATTCTTGCGGAGGGGCGTTAGTCAGAAAATTCCATGTCGTTACTGGCAAAACTTATCAATATCATGTTTGTGCAAATGCGCGTGATGGAAATTGTTCTGTTACTAAAAATTTTAAGAATATCGAAATTGCTTTGTATAAAATCATGAAGCATCTAAAGCTTGAAAAGAAAACGACTCTGGATGGAACTCTCGTAAAAGAGCGAACAGAGACTCAAGAGAAAATCGCCAGTTTGAATGAAATGCTTATGACGATGGCTAAACCTCCTATGAGTGTTTTAACGACAATCAGCAATCTTGAGGAAAAGCTACAGGAACTCGACCAAGCAATCAGTAAACAAACCGATATGGTTATATCAGAGAACTCGGTTGATTTTAACCTGTTGTCGGAGGTGAAAGATCCTTTAGAATTAAACATGCTGTTAAAACGAGTAATTAAAAGTATCGTTGTTAGCAATCTTGAGAAGTCTTGGAGAATCAAAGTTCTTTATTTGAACGGTCATTCACAAAGCTTTAGATGGGATGGTAAGAATATAACTTTCAAATCTGATACGAAAAAACTGTTGGAGTTCATGAATTCCATAGAAGAAAAGGAGTAATCCTTAAATAATCCGGGATAATGCTTCACCTCCTTAGGAGGAACTGTACGATTAAGCTCCTGATTACTATGGAGGAAATATGAAAAACAAAGAACAATTTGAAAATTTGCTTTACTCAAGAGAGACTGGATTTAAACAGTTAATTTCAAAAAAGAAAGGTGAATACAGAGTAAGGATTTTTAAAAATAAAACTCTGTTGGCAGAAAAGAAAATAACTCTTGCTGGTACGTCTTACAGATTTACGGAGGACGTATGACCCGTTTAGAGTTAATGGGTTTGATTATGCTCATGATTATTTGTTAAATCAACATATAAAAAGGGAGCTTTTGCTCCCCTTTCGTTATGTGTTATCCAGAGAAGTCCAACGCTTCTCAGAGTTCCATTTACCGATTCTTGAAAAGAATGTGTCGTTTTCATTTCCTGCATAACTTCTATGAACGGCGTCTGATGCGTGATTTCTTGCGTTTTTCTCTAAGACTTCCCAAATACTGTTAATAACCGCCTCTGTTTCATTCTTAGATTCGTTGTCTTCATAATCAATATTAATACTCAGTTTATCCATAGTTCCGACAAACAGGTTAAAATCTGCTTGGACTTCACCTGTATTCGGATTCAGAAATACGATATCAATACGAACGTCCGAACGATCAAGCGCTTTTGATGTCACTAAACTGATATATTCAGTTCGAACGTTAGCAAGCTTCACCGTTAAGCCTATGTTGTTAATTTCTTTTGAATCATCTATTGAACTGATATCGGTAAAATCTCCAGAAGCGATATAATTTTTACCTCTGTAAGTAATATCTGTATAGGCATCCGTTAACAGAATTTCCCTGTTATCTCTCGTTTGAATCTGTACGATATGAAACAAAGTGCCAACAGAAAAAACTTGAGATTCGGTTAATTCAGTAAAATGAGTCCCGTTGAACTCATTAAAACATTCAATAAAGTCAGGATTCTTTCTAAGAGCATCGAATTGGTCTTTTACGCTCATTATAATACCTCAGTTGCTTTAATACTCAGCTTGGATAAGCTTTGAATATTTAATGGAATAGATTCATTAGTCAGTACGAAACGCCCTTTGATGTTTCTAAAGTTGACAGTCTCACCCGCCTGAACATTCGCACGAAGATTAGGAAAGAGTTTCATCTCTCCGTTTGCTGTTACGTTCTCCGTAACGGTATAGAGTTTGGAGTGATTCTGAAACTGAACAAGTGTTCCCGCTTCTAAAACACCAGAAAACGCACCCAGAGTGACCTTACGCGCTCCTTTGTTAGCTGTAACTGCTGAACTCAAAAGACCTTGAGCTGAACCTGTATAGTTCGTTAAGTAGCTCATAGGGAAATCGAAACCTTGTGATTGCTGATGCGATGCTATGAACTGCTGAACGTATTTTGTGTCATGCGACATATAATTCAACGTAAACTCCAATTCGAAGAACTGAACCCCAGTGAATCTCTTTTGAAACTTACCACTTACCGCTCTGTTAGAGAAATAAGGAGCATTAGACGTAACTTTTACGTCAGTAATTTTTAATTCTGAATTTTCGAACATAACGCCTCGCTAAATAAGAGTTTAATTAACTTATTTAGCGAGGCGTTAATGTCTATTACAAACACTGTTCGACCAATTATAACTATTAGCATCACCGATATGATTCGATATGATGAAGGTGAAAAACTCACAATTTATAAAGATACAGAAGGCTATTATACAGTAGGCGTTGGTCACTTGCTGACTAAAGAAAAATCAAAAGAAAAAGCAATCTTCGAACTTGATACACTGGTTGGTCATAAGACCAACGGATATATCAATGAAAGAGAATCTGCTGATATCTTACAAAACGACATTAACAGAACAATCAAAAATATCTCAGATACAGAACTGTTTAACACTTACACTAAAGTTGATAGTGCAAGACGTGCCGCTTTAGTAAATATGTGCTTTCAGTTGGGAGTTTCGGGTGTTCTGAAATTCAGAAAGATGATTCGTTATATGAACGTATTAGAGTTTGATAAAGCGGCTGATGAAGCATTAGATAGTTTGTGGAGTAAGCAAACACCTAATAGAGCAAAGCGTGTTACTGACGTTATAAGATTTGGAGATTTCAGAAGTTATAATTAAAAATTTATATTGTCTAATTTGAACAGCATCAAGTTGATGAATCGGAATAAGCAGATACGTAATTAACACCATCAGCTTAGTCTACATATAACTTGTGATAATTTTTACGACTCAACGAAGTTTTGTTAGGATAATGTAAACAAAACCGCTTTTATAGAGGTTAGTAATATTAGCAATGCTTATTTTAGAATGTGATATCGAAAGAAACTCGGAAATGATAATAGCTTTACACTATTGAGAAAATTTGGTTGAGGCTTCAAAATAGAGCATTCATACATGATCAATAGCCAGATTAAGCAAGCAACAGCCAATTTTTGTAACGTACTGATTAAATTGATAATTGAAGGTGCATATGTTAAAAGTTACTGGTCTTGATAAGCTTCAGAAAGAACTCAAGGATGCAAAGCGTATACTGAGCGAGCTGGATGGCGAGCTAGGAGTCGTAAAGTTTAACCCTAACGATCCTGCTAGCATCGAGTCGGCAATTCAAACAGTTAATCACATGATTGATGAACGCATTGACGGATGCTCAACCAACTCCATAGTCGGCTCGCTTGCGCAACAGATGAAGGAAACATACAGAGAAGGCATTCTTAAAAAAGCTGCCGAAGCCAGATTGACTTCAAGTGAGGATGAGTAATGGCTCAAGATATTTTTTCTGAAATGAACAATGCTGTTCTGGATTTACAGGCTTCGCAATATCAGACCTTTGAACGTCCACTCAAAAAGCTTGCTCAACTTCTAAAGCATCCCGATCTTGAATCATACAATGCAGACCTAACGGAAGGACTCAATCTTACAGAATTTCTTGCAGAAAGTGAAAAGACTGGGGGAAGTATGGCTGGGAGTGCCCAGCTTGTCTGGCCAGATGATGCTAGAGAAACATTAGGACTTACATTACTTTTGATTTTTAAGTTAGCAGAAGACCCTAATTATGCAATCAACTTTGGACATCATTTTTTCTATTCCGGAAGTAAAGTTATAGCAGGCATTCATTCGATGACAGGACAACTTATCATTCCTTTCGTTAGAGATTACAAAAATTATGTTCAGTCTAAGGGAAGCACGGAAACTATGTTGAAGCCGCAGTTTTCGAACAAAGTTTTCATTGTTCATGGTCATGATGATGGTGCCCGTGAAACAGTCGCAAGGTTTCTTGAACGTATAGGTTTAGAAGCAATCATATTACATGAGCAAGCTAATCAGGGACGAACTGTCATTGAGAAAGTTATAGCAAATAGTGATGTTGGATTTGCTGTTGTATTGCTAACACCAGATGATGAAGGTTGTGCTAAAGGAGGAATACCAGAACCAAGGGCAAGGCAGAATGTGATGCTAGAATTAGGATATTTTATCGGGCGTTTAGGCAGAGAGAAAGTATGCGCACTAAAACGCGGCTCACTAGAGATTCCAAGTGATTTTGCTGGGGTTGTTTGGGAGAATATGGATAGCAGTGGAGGCTGGAAGCAAGCACTCGCACGAGAACTTGAAGCTGCTGGTCACAATATTGATTGGAATAAAGTAATGCGGAGTTGATTTTATATAGCTTTATTTTTAGCGATACTGGCGCTTCATCAACAATAAAAAATTTGGCTGCTGATTAACCTAAAACGCAGCCAAATATAAATGATTAATGATATTGTTTAAAAAGTTTTAACGACTCATTTTCTGCGCCCCCATCCCCTCTAACAAAAAATAATAGTTACTCTGGGACTTCTGAAACACCGAGATGTTTCGAGCGCTCAACCTTTTACGCCTCTGTAAATTTTCCATTACAGTGCAGTTCAAGGACCATTACAAAAATCCCGGATAATCCACCAAAACCAGTCTGATAAATAATCAAATAAACCCTTATGCCCTCTACGTTTGGAGATAAAAATGGCACGTAAAACTTATATCAGTATGTCCGAAATGGCGCGTCGTTACGGTTATACCTTGAATGCTCTAAAAGCATGGCGCGCAGAAGGACTTCCGTATTCTGATAATCCTGCTGGAATTCCAGAAGATGAAGGAACAATTTGGATTGTTCAGAACAAAATTAACCCTATGCGAAATATGTCCGTTCGCGATGAAATGGAAAAAGAAAAACTTCGTGAGCAGGTGGCAAAAGCCGACTTAGCAACTTATACCGCGCAAGAAAAATCTGGTGAATTAATTCCGGTAGAATACGTTCAACGAGAATTAAATGAATTTGTCGGTCGAATGAAAATGACGATAAGGCTTATCCCTAATAAAAATTCTTTAGAAATTCTGGAATCTGCAACTGACATTCAGACGTTGAAAGATTGTCTTAAAAGAATTATCGATGAAACTCTTTTAGAAGTTGGTGAATTGTTTGATGAAGAAATAGAAGAAACAGAAAGTGGTTCAGAAAAAGAATCTGATAAAGAATCTGAATCCGAAATTGAAATCGATTTGAACTAGGGAGCTATGCTCCCTTATTTAATTTTCGGAAAAACTTTTTCGCGTTTCAGAGTTACGATAACTCGGTTTTTCTTTTTCTCTGTTTTAATTACTAAAACGGAATTGTCGCCATTAACAACAAAGTGATAACGACTATTAACACGACTGAAATTTTCATCAAAGCTTTTCGCATATTCAGGAGAAGTGGCGAACGTTAATTCTTTGATTTCATCGGCTTTGATTCTGATGTGGTTTACGTCTTGTTTCAAGAAATCGATAATTTCTTTGTTTCGATTTTTATAGAAACGTCTGAAAAAATATAACGCGGTTACGATAACAGCTATAGTAATAATCATCTTGTGGCTCCTTTAAAGGTTTGTTTTGGGCGATTAATGAACATTCTTCCTTGCTCATAATAACCGTTTTGAATTCCAGCGGGTGCTGATAAAGATTGTTTTGCAATAGAGTTGCATTTCGGGCATTCTGCTTCTTGGCGTTGTGAAATACTTCGCATTTTTTCGAAATCATTTCCACAAGAACAGGAATAATTATAAATCGGCATGGGTTTCTCCATCAGTTAAAACTTTATTTAGTCGTTCTTGTTTAATTTTTTCTAAACGACGCTCCCTGGCTGAAAGCGTGTTTTCAGTAATCGATGTAAAAGTTTTATTCGTGTTTGATTGATCGTTACAAACGATCATAGGTTCGTTGACGGTATCAGCAGGTTCGTTTAAACTAAATACAGTTGATACGATTTCTTTTTCAGTTACAGTTTCAACAGTTTCAGTTTCTTCAACTTTGGTCGGTTCAGAAACATGAAGCATTGCAATAAATAATTCTTCGTCAAAAGATAATTCTTCACCCTTAACTTCTTTCCTTAAAGCGCTGTTCTCTTTACTGAGTTCAGCGTTTTTCTTTTTTAGAGATTCAATTTCCTTTCTCAGTTCTGCCATTTCATCAACGATATCGTTAACTTTCTGTTCAGTCTTGAATTCAACCTTTTCTTTAATCTCAATAAACGCACCAGTTTTCATAGAAACGAATTCGTCACCGTCTTTGGCTTTGTTCAAACGCATTTCAGCGGACATTGCTTTATATACTGGACGTTTACCTTTCATAAACTGACCAACAATTACAGCTTTGTTATCATCATAAGCAACGATAGCAGGAGCTTTCTCAAGCGTTGCAACACCGATTTTAACGTTATACATCTGCTGAACTGTCAAAGCGTTCTCAAGCAGTCCTAGAAATTTAGATTTAAGATTACGAATCTTAGTTTCGATAGAAGAATCAACAAACGCTTTCAGCTTGTTACGGTTATTGCTGATGTCATTTACTTGAACAACTTTCTTGTTCAGTGAAGCGATTGTGGTTCCGTTTAAGTTTTCGAAGATAGCGAATTTAAAGTTCATTTTATTTCCTTATGCGTTAGTTTTAATGCGTTTAGTGCGAATGTTTTGAGCTTTGCAGCGTGATACAAATGTTTGATAATTTATACCGAGTTTCTCAGCGATGAAAGTTAGCGTTGAACCGTTATCAATCATGCTTTCAACTTCAAATTTATTTAAAACTTTATTTGTTCTGGATTTCATAATCTTTTATGACCTATTGTTGAGTAGAAAAAAGAGCGCTCTTGCGAGCGCTTAAAACTTAAGGAATTTTATTTGGAATCAATTGAACTTACATAGATAATTTATCGCGTCCATCAACAAGAGTAAACAAACGAGGAAAAATCTCTTGCTCTGTCTGAACGTTCTTTATCTTATACTAGTATTTATGCGTCCTACCGAAAGAGTAAACAAACTCGAAAAATAATTTCAAATTAATATCGATAGCGCATTTCAAATTTGCGATGCGTTTTGAAGTGCATCGCAAATGCATCGCAAAAGTCGGCAAACTACTGAACCATAAAGGTAAAAACACCCTATAAGAACAATAACCAGCAATTGATAACAATCGAACTTAAAACATCTAGAAGAACTGGAAAGACCAGAAAACAAAGCGAAGCGATAAGAACGCGCGAAGCGCAGGGCGTAGCCCCAATTGATAACAATAGCGCGAAGCGCGACCGATAGAATTAATGATCATAGAAGTTTAATCGACATTAATCAGTAATTATTTCTAGAAGTCAGTTATTAGCGCTTCGCGCACTCGCTACGCTCGTTATCTTGTTTTTAATAATAATGATCATAATCAGTAAGTTATCTAAATGCATTATACTGATCATTGTTTTTCAGATAAACATAATGATCGTTAATTAAATCAGATTCGATCAATAGTCTCACCTCGCTACGCTCGTCTCGACGCGCCGGAGGCGCTTTCATCGTTATATAATCAGTTATACGGTGATCGACTTAGTTCTAATAGACTATTAGGGTTATCTCGATCATTTTTTAACATTTATCTAACATCATGGTTTATCAGTGATCATTGATCAGTTCTCTATCGTATCAGGTTCTATCCCTCCTTCTATCTCCTTCGTTTTCTTCTGCTGTTCATCTCTTTGCATCTCTTTGTTCATCAATCGACCTCCGTTTATCTCCTGAATTTATTAACGTTCATTAATTTAATATTATCTCCTCGTTTTGATTTCACAGTTTTTATTGATTGTCAAGTTATTTACTAAGACTTACCTAGTTACTAAATACAAGTGTAATTCAGAAAAACAAAAAAATGTCAATCTTAAACTTAAGGAAATTAAAATGTTCAAACGTACTATCAATAACGTAACTTACAAAACACGCTCACAGATTCACGCAGAAATCACTGGTTATGCAGTTTACAAAACAACTTTTGTTATCAGTGGTCAGAAATTCGTTTATTTCGGTAAGCAAGCTTTTAACGTGAATCCTGATATGTCTTACATTGGTTCTGGTCGTCTTGTTCAGGAAAAACTTGCTGAAATGAAAGATACAGACACGGTTTATAAAGTCGTGATCGATATCTTTGATACTAACGAGGAAGCTCTTGAATGCGAACACGAAGCTATTTTAGATGCTCGTAAACAAGGTCTATCACTTTTGAATATATCTTCAGGAAATGCAGGTGGTAACGTTTTCTGCTCTATGACACCAGAAGCTATCAAAGCTCGTAACGAAAAGATCTCCGCGACAATGAAAGGTCGTGTTGTCTCTGATGAAGCTCGTAAAAATATCTCTATCGCAAAAACAGGTAAGAAGCGTTCAGCTTCTACTTGTAAAGCTATCAGCGATGCGAAGAAGGGAGTTAAAACTGGTCGTAAATCTGTTGAACAAATCGCAAACATGAAACTTGCACAGCAAGCAAGACGTTTAAGAGAGGCAGCATAATGGCTCAATCTAAGTTAGTTGATAACTCAAACGTTAAAGATATGAATAAAATTATTCGCGATTATGAAACCGTAATCGCTAATCTGAAACCTGAAAATGAAATCTTGTTCGCTGCCTGCATAAACAAGACAAACGTTATCAGTAGACAGAATTTAAGAATCAGATTTTTATCGGAGATGCGTAAATGACAAACGAGCAAGCAAAGCAAGTTTTTAAACCTGTTTTAATAGCGCTGACAATAGTCGGCGTATTTCTTTTAATGGCTATAGGTTCGATGTTAAAAACCGAGGTCACAATCGACGCTATCGTAAAGCGTGATATTATTTGCGCTAATCAAGAATATAATCCACAAACTGCAAAACTCGATATCGATGTTTGTAGAAAATCTTTCAAGGACTAATAATGACCGAAATTGAAATCAAAAAACTCTTACTTGATGGAAAAACTGAATTCTCAAATGACGAACTCGAATCACTTCGAGACATAATGCCTATTATTGTTCGTCAGTCTGAAAAAATTATTCGACCTCTTACAGAAGAACCAGATTTAACGGCTGTTGACCCAAGACCTGTTGACATTATTCTTTCTAAGCGAGTTCAAGACGATTTCATCAAGCGAGCTATTCAAGTGGTTCTGGATGATGAATTCATCGCATTTCTAGGAACAAACGCGCAAGCAAGAAAATTCTTTGCTGATATTATGACGGGAGAGATCTAAAAAGGGAGCAATTGCTCCCTGTTTTTATTCAAAACCGCAGTTAAGCAACTCGGCTAATTTCTTCTCAAGTAGTCCATTTAAAGCGTTATCAGGAAACTCGATTGCCTGAACATCGCATTCAGTTTTTAATCTGATCGCCGCATCGTTAACCGACAAATCTTCCATTTTAACTTCACCATTTTTATATATAACTTTAACAATCATTCTTTTTCCTTAGCATTAAAAATCATATGATTCCATATTTCGAACACAAAATCAATACAACAAAGGGAGCTTAATGCTCCCTTTTCTTATTTAGGATATATTTCAATTCTTGAATAATACTGTTTATTCATTTCATCCAAAAAGTGAATAAGTCTTTGTTGAATATTCCTATCATGAAACTGAAAACAGTCAAACATTGCATTAATTGTAATTCGTTTTGCTTTGTGTCCCGCTTTCTCTGAGATATTAGGAATCATGAGTTTCAGAGTTATGAATTTACCGCATCGACTTATTATAAAATCGTGCTTCCATCCTTTAGGAATATCCAAGTGTATTTTCATTTTATTTTATTTCACAGTTTGTGAAAACATACGCTTGACCTTCGTCAGATTTCTCCCCTCTTACGTTTATCGTTTTGATAACGAAAGCATCACATTCAAGAGTTACAGCAAACGCAGTAGGAGCAGTTACCAGAAAAGCAAACACAATAGCTTTAAGTTTCATTGTGTTTTCTCATAAGCGGGGAGGCAAGCTCCCCTTTGTTAAAATCGATTTAAAATCTTTTTAAGTTGTCGATGAATCTTGATATTCCAGATTATCAACGCAACGTAAAGAACAATCATTACAACATTGAAGATTACCATTCGAATGATGCGCCAGCACCTAACACGTTTTCATCCCCGTCAGTTGCAAAGCTAACTTTCGTCACAACATTTTCATGCACACGAGATTGAAATCCCGCTGAGATTGCCGTTTCGGAATTAAAGTTACCGACCCCCATTCCGAAAGAAAATGTTTTATTACCAGTTAGCGCTGGAATGTTTGTCATAGCCGCGACACCTGCAATACCCTTTGAGGATTTTTTCTCGACATCGTTGATTCGACTTGATAGCGCGGAAAACTGCTTATTCATTCTGGTCATGCCATTTTGAATACTCGTAATCTGCTGGGAGTTATAATATATGTCCTCGTTCATCCAGCTCAGCGTCCGTTGGGTGCCTTCTATCATGTTCATAGCGCTGTTTGCTTGGGTCTTCGCTTCCCATGCAGAATTATGTGCATTACGCGCTGTGTCATTTGCAACTTTTGCCTGATTGGTTGCGAAATCGATTTTTGAATCTTGCTTCTGGTCATAAGAAGACATCATTTCGTTAGCATTGGCAGAAATGGAAGAAAGCGCGATTGCAAGAGCGATGATTTTTACAGAGTTCATTTTGATTCCTTTAATGAATTAATTACCCGAAGAAATTGATCACGAATATAAGCTTTTGACTTACCCAACATTCTTTTAGAAAACTTCTCGAAATCTCCTTCCGCTTGCTGATAACAAATAACGCTGATTGCGCTAGGCAGTTTGTGAGAACTTTTAGATTTCAAAAGTTTATCGATATTATCAATTCCGAAACCTGCGATTTTAGAAACAATTTTCGTTGCTTCTTTAACGTCTACGACTTCAACGTTTTTAACTTCAACTGTTTCAGCTTTAGCTTCCGCGACTTCAACAACAGTGTATTTTTCGATATTTGTTTTAACGCGACGAACAACCGAACGACTTACACCATGCTTTTCTGCAAGTTTGCGCTCAGATAAATCAGTACCCGCGTTAATTTCTGCTGCGATGATGTTTTCAATAATCATTTTGTGTTTCTCAGTTGCGTTTTGTTGGAATGAACTTTAACAAGGGCAAGGTAGGACGCAACAGTTGGAAAATATTTTTGTTGGATTTCTTCATAAATAAAACTATTAACACAACGGGAGACAGCATGGTTATTGCATCCATTGTGTCGGTAGTATTCGTTGGATTTTTCATTCACAACAGAAACCGACTGAGAAGCATTGAAACCCGTCTTTGCTCTATAGAGAAACGAATGGGATTAAAATGAATAAAAAACTAATGCGCATTCTAAGAAATGCCAAAACATTTATTATGCCACCGCCTGACTACACGCCGTCGGAATGGGTCGAGCACAATTTAATATTTCCAGATGGTCCGTATTCAGGACAGCCAATGAAACTTTATGAGTTTCAGAAAGAAATGATTGATGTAGTAAAAGAACGAAAGAAAAAAATCGTAATGATGACCAGTGCCCAAATTGGCAAGACTACGATATTAAACGGAGTTCTGTTTTATAAATCAGCAACAGATCCAGGCAACGCAGGTGTTTTACAGTCAACTGGTAAAGAAACTACGCAGTGGTTATCAGGAAAGATCCGTCCGATGATTGACGCTTCGGAGGAAATGCAGAAGATTGTTACCGATAAAAATGACAGAAACGCAGTAAATAACACCAGTCAGATTCAACTACGAAATGGCGGTTTCTGGTATTTCATGTCGTTAAACTCCCCTTCTCACTTGCGCGGTAAAACTCTGCCACTTCTATTACTTGATGAAGTTGATGCAGTAGAAACAGATACAGAAGAAGGAAATCCAATAATGATTGCCGAGCAACGCGCTACAACGTTCGGTGATGAGGCTCGCGTTTTCATTTGTTCAACTCCGACAGGTCGTTACGGTGCTATTAACACTCAATATGAAACGTCTGATAAACGCATATACCATGTTCCGTGTCCTTCGTGTGGACATTCTCATGAATTAATTTGGGAAAATGTTAAGTTTGAATGGATTAAACAAGATGGAAAATCTGTACCAGATCCTGATTCTGCTTA